GAGTTGGTATTCCATGTTAAGCATCCACAGGCTGGTATCTGCAACCGATTATAACGGATGCTTAACGTAATGCGTGAAGTATGGACATATTTTATCAATTAGTGTTTTTTGTCGTTTCATAATGTTTCAGATTGTTCATTATATTTTTGATTATAAACAGATTTGTGATTTTCCTTGTTCCAGCTTGTTTCACGTTGTAGCCCTTTGTGCAACGATCGGTGTAGTTAATGGTGTAGTTAATTGTGATGACCGGAATCAAAATTATGAGCAGAGCACTTAACAAACTGAGCGATACACAGCTGAGGAAAATCAACGGCACACCCGCCCAAAAAACAGCCTTTCTTAATGACGGTGGAAACCTGAGCGTCAGGCATTCAACCAGTGGCCTTTTAACCTGGTATTTCACTTACAGGGCCGGAACGGGAAGGGGGGCACCACCGGAACGCATTAAGCTGGGAAATTATCCTGATCTGAGCCTGAAATCAGCCAGGGAAAAAGCCGCCCAGTGTCGCGCATGGCTGGCAGAGGGGAAAAATCCACGTCATGAGCTTAATTACACCGTACAGGAAGCGTTAAAGCCGGTAACGGTTGGCGATGCGCTCACCTACTGGCTTGAGTCGTACGCAAAGGAAAACCGCGTGGATTATGCCGCCCTGAAAAAGCGCCTTAATAATCACGTAATACAGCACATTGGTGCTATGCCGCTGGATAAATGCGAGCTACGGCACTGGCTGGCCTGTTTTGACCAGGTGGCAAAGCGAACGCCTGTTACTGCCGGATTCTTGCTACAGACGTGCAAACAGGCGCTTAAGTTCTGCCGGAGGCGGCGCTATGCAATCAGCAACGTTCTTGATGATATGAGTGTGGCGGACGTTGGGAAAAAACCGGATATAAGCGAGCGTGTCTTAAGCACCAAAGAACTGGGCGAATTATTGCAGGCACTGGACAAAAAAATATTCTCCCCCTACTACATCGCGTTAATCCGCCTCCTGATTGTGTTCGGATGCCGGACGGTAGAACTGAGGTTATCGGAGATCAGCGAGTGGGATTTTACCGAAATGCTCTGGACCGTTCCGAAGGAGCACAGCAAAACGAAGGTAGCCATATTCCGGCCTATACCGGAAGCAATACTGCCGTTCATCACGCAGCTGGTGGAGCAGAACAGGCACACGGGCTTATTGCTGGGGGAAGTGAAACAGGAGGCCAGCGTATCGCAGTATGGAAGATTAGCGCACAGGAGGCTTAATCACCCTCACTGGTCACTGCATGACATCCGGCGCACCTTTACAACCATGCTGAACGATTTAGGCGTTGATCCGCATGTCGTGGAGCAGCTTACAGGCCACCAGATGCCAGGAATGCAGCGAGTTTATAATCATTCCCGTTATCTGGATGCGAAACGCAATGCGCTGGATATGTGGACGGAGCGGTTAGGGATACTGGCGGGAACACATGAAAACGTAACCACGCTACCAGTAGCCAGAAGAAAATAATTTTTTTCGTGTTTTTTCAGTATGCGCATACTGGATATGCGAACAGATACAACGTGCAACAATGAGCAACAATGTGGAACAACTACGAACAAGAGGCGAAAAAGCGTACGGATTTATAAGTAGCTGATTTTTAATGTGTTACTGGTTTTTTATACACTAGCGAATCACTCTTTAAAGAGCGAGAAAAAAGGCATGGAACAATATTTTATGCCTTTGTATTAACATGAATTTAAAAGATTTTATTCTTACTTTTTCATTTTCTGTAAATCATACATCCTCAGTATTTGCCATTCATCACTCTAGCGGGAACAATACGACACAATAAGACACCTGATGACTCTTTAAGAAACGAAAGGGGGCAATAGTGTTAAGCACTGATCGGTTTATACGTGAAAAAGAATGCGAAAAACTAACCGGCCTTAGCCGTACGTGTCGCTACCGCCTGGAAAAGGCCGGACAATTCCCATCACGTCGTAAACTTGGCGGTCGTTCCGTTGGCTGGTCTTTATCCGAGGTTCTGGCCTGGAAGGATAGCTGCAAGGCAGTTCATTAATCACGCTGGCGGCACACAGCCGCCACACATCAATCATCTGAACACAGAGCTATAACCATGAAGATTGAATATACGCCAGAACGTGGGCGGGGATTCGTTCGCCCTGGTGAGACTGGAAAACCACAAAATTGGGGTTTTTCAGGCATAAAAAAAGCGGCCCCGAAATGGAGCCGCCTTTCTGAACAGATAACCCGCTGCGCCTTATGTGTATATGATCCCAAACATAAGCACGGGGATGATAGCCGCTATCAGGCTGGTGGGCAATGCTATCAGTCTGGTTCAGTTCGTTGCCATACCTGCAATGGGCGCGTTTCCCTGTACTCTTTAAGGAATTGCTCAAGGGCAAAAGCACATGGCGCGAATCTTTCTGATTCATGCTCTATCTTTCTGCGCCGTCTTTTCCGTGCCGGTGATAATGTTTTGGTCAATTCTTTATCGGTCATTGTGTTGTCCTGCATAGCAATGCGCCGTAATACCTCACACCACGGCGCTGATAGTTTTTATCCTTTGGGTTCTATGCCGCGTTGCTGTAATTCTTTGCGGAGAACGCGTTTAATCCAAGTGGCTAAAGATGTGTCGCCATCGGCCTTAGCAGCTTCTTCTAGCTGCGCTCTGAAGTCTTCCGGTAATCGCATTTGGTATGGAGGCGAACGTTTTTCTAATGGTGTTGACATGGTAATTACCCTTTATTGCTATACCTACATGGTAATTACCATTGTACTTGCCATTACACAAAAATCAACGCCCCGCAGTGCTGGGAACACATACGGGGCGTCTAACCAACAACGTAAACTAGGAGCCGTTATGGTTGCCGTAAATCATATACCACACCTTGTACACACACAAACGGCCTTTGTGTGGCGTTTTCTGGCACTGAGTGCCGGAGAATCTCAAATCATCCACGTAACCGCCTGGACGGAACGCGAAGCGCGTAACCGTTGCCCGTCCGGTTGTGTTGCTGTATTTGCCGCCCGTATTCGTCAGGAGGTGCGCCATGATTAATCTGTCACTTACTGACCTTAACCGCATTCAGTTTCGTGAGAAATTCACAGGGCAGCTACTGGTCAATGTGGATAAAGGTCGCGTGGTGTGTAATTACCACTTACCAGATGAAGCAATTGTCGCCACAAGGGAATCATTACAGGAAATCACAAAACGTGCCGGAATGATTAACACGAATATTCAGGGGATGCTTTATGCACAATAAAACCACACCGGACGCAGCCGCCGAAGCCATCAAAACGCTGATGCACGCGCTGATTGATATTTCTGTTATCGCGGACAGGGCACATAAGCACGCCACCAGCGAAACAGAATATGCCGGTGCTTTCGTTCCTCACTCACTGGCTGTCATGCAATTTAGTGCTGATACGGCGCTGAATGAGGCCAAAGCTATCCTGATTGCTGATTGTGAAAATGGGGGGGTTATGCGTGATGATCGTTTTAATTCCCTGAAACAGGAATTTTCCGGCGTTCCTGATGATGCGGCTGATGCGCTTTCGTCAATGCCAGAACTTATTAGAGCGGCTTTTTTCTTACTTTCCACGAGAGAATATAAATCAACGGGGCTTGATGTACTGAATATCGCCGCCGATTATGCGGAATATGTGGCAGAGGCGCGTTATAGAAGAAAATTTCCTGAGGATGTAAGCCATGCGTGATATTTACCACCAAACAATAGACCGCGCATTTCTTGCACTTTCTCACAGTGAAAACATGATGGAAATATTGCGCATATGGCTTGAAACACTTGGCGACAATGAACGCGACAAACAAAAATCAAGAATTGCCACGGCATTAATAACGCTTCTTGAGCCTGTAATAATGGAACTGCAAGAAATAGATCTATTGCACGACAGATATAAAGAACAGCACACCGGAGAATAAAAATAATGAAACTTAAATATTCTGGCTTAACTGCCAGTGGCAACACTCACCCTAAATTTACGCGCGGTGATATTTACCGCGACCAGTACGGCGGCACGGTAATGATTAAGGGCGTGGAAGAACGGCGCGTAACCTACCGCCGTGAAGGTTACGAATATGATTGCGTGATGCCTGTTTATCAGTTCCGGCGTGATTTTTCTCTGGTACAGACCGCGCCGCATAACGTGCCCACCAGCAACGCCAGGGCACGGGCAAACATCCAGAAGCTGAAAACCATGGTTAACGGATTCAGGGGCAAGAAATGAAAAGCGCACCGAACTTAAAAAAACAGCCTTACGACAAGATGACCGAAGTCATTATTTTTGCGGGTAGTGATGCCTGGGCACATGCGAAACAGTGGCAGGAACAGGACGGGCGACTGGCTGGCGATAATGTGCCTCCCGTTGTGCTGGCTGATGATCAACTGGATGAACTGGCAGAACTGAGAATCATCGACGAGGGGCGCTATTGTGTCCGGCTGTACAAGGCAGGCCACATCAGGCCATCAAATATTAATGCCATTGCGCACAAGCTGGCGGCGGCGGGTGTAACTGATGCGAATTATTACCCCGAAGGGATGCACAGCCATATGCGGGAGAACTGGCGCGAATACCTGGAACGGGTGCGCGGGAAAGAGCCGGCGGAAGAAAAAAACCACCAGCGAAAAACCACGCTACCGATGAGCGTTGGATCTACCGGATACGACACGCAACTGGATTACGTGGTTAAGGGGATTATTCCGGCGGTATCGCTATGCAGCATATACGGGGCTAGCGGGTCCTATAAATCATTCCTTGCCGGATCGTGGGCGTGCCATGTTGCCACTGGTCGCCAGTGGGGAGGCCGCAGGGTTGCACATGGTGCGGTTCTCTATGTGGTTGGTGAAGGCGGTATAGGTGTTCCGCGTCGTGTAAAAGCCTGGGAGGTTGTGCACGATGAGCAGGTGAAAAATCTGTATCTGGTAAACCGCCCCATCTTTCCGGCTGCCCCGCTTGATGTTGATGAAATGGTTATCGCTGCCCGTCAGGTGGAGCGGGAAACGGGTAAACCTGTACGCATGATTATTCTGGATACGCTGGCGCGTTGCTTTGGTGGGAATGATGAAAATGATTCCCGTGATATGGGGGCGTTTATCCGTGGTTGTGACGAACTGAAACGACGCACAGGGGCCACGGTGCTGGTGGTTCACCATTCCGGCAAGGATGAGACGAAAGGCGCGCGCGGTTCCAGTGCATTTCGTGCTTCGCTGGATGCTGAATACCGGATACGCAGGGAGGACGCAGGAAGCGAAGCGCTGGTTATCTCATGCACCAAAATGAAGGACGCGGAGGAACTCAAAGAAGCCGCATATGACTTACGCGTGGTGGAGCTTTTTACCGACGCTGACGGTGAATTAATCACGTTGCTGGTGGTGGTGGATGATCCGCGCCCTCCTGTTGAACTGGAGCGCATCGAGGAGGCAGGGAACAAGACGGAAAACCATACCGCGCTATGGGGGTGCATCCGTTCACGCACACAGAACGGCGACAAGTGCACGATCCCGCTGTTACGTGATGACATGAAAAAGCTGGGGTATGAAATGAAAAACTTCCGGCGCTGGCTGTACAAGCTGGAAAAAGATGGGGTTATTCGTATCGATGGGGATGATGTAGCGCCGCTATAAAAGTGAGGAGCAAAAGCGAGGGGGATAGAAAGAGGGCCAAAATTAGCCCGCTCTCCCTCACTTTTCGACCTGTATACATCCTCAAAAGTGAGGGGTAAAAAAATACTTATGAAACACACACATAGAAAAACCGAAAATCCCAACTGCGACGAAGTGAGACGCTTGAAAAAGTGAGGCGAAAAAGTGAGAGGTTGCGAGAAATGACCCAAAAACGCAGAGACAGAACAGAGCCAAAATATAAAGCGTTAGACATGACTGAGCACACCTTAAAGGTGGCAATCAGAACGATAGACCGCCACACGCGGGAAGGATACGCGAAGGAACATCCCGACCTGATAAGCGCATTCATGACCACGGCGGCGGCAAACTTTGCCACGCTGACAGAACGGGAGATTGCCGAAGCGGAACAGGTAACAACCATCAACGTTAAAACCGGAGAGGTGGAATTATGACGGCACAGATAGCCGCTTACGGGCGGCTGGTGGACGACCCGCAGGTAAAACAGACCAGCAAGGGCACACCGATGACGCTGGCGCGTATGGCGGTATCTTTGCCATGCAGCCAGGCACAGGACGGACAGGCGACGTTATGGTTATCGGTCATCGCATTTGGCAAACAGGCCGGCTTCCTGGCTAAACATCAAAAAGGCGATGTTGCCAGCGTATCCGGCACGATGCAGGTAAGCCAGTGGACCGGACAGAACGGAGAAACGCGGCAGGGCTGGCAGGTTATCGCAGACAGCGTAATCAGTGCCCGCGCGGCACGTCCAGGCGGGAACAGACGCAAAACCACAGGCACACAGGGTAATCAGCCACCAGCGGGAGGCGATGACCCTTACGGTGATGATATTTCGTTCTGAGGGGGTGACGATGGTACATGACCGCATAGCGGAGGAACTGGAGGCGAAAGGCTTTTACCGGAGGGCGGCGGCGCGATGGGGTGAAGTCATGCAGCTGGTGGAGACAGACAAGGAACGGCATCACATCACGATGCGACGGCTGGAATGTTCAAGGAAGGCACAGAGGGCACCGGAGCCGCCGGATAATTTCGGAGACCTGAAAAAGGCAGTCGATCGCACTTATGCCGAAATGGGTATAGATGGTGCTGGTGATGAAATATGGCGCAATTACCAGGACAGCTAATCAAACAGCCGGAGAAATCCGGCTTTTTTTGCACCAGTTGAAACGGTATGGCGCATTACCGGGTTTTCGTCACGGTCAGGCATAGTTACTATCTGAAACAAACAGACACAACAGAGGAAAAAAACAATGCCGATGAAATTTGATGAGATATTAAAACAGCGTGATAAATACCATGCTGACAACATGGAGACGATGAGCATCAATGATTACCGCGCATTCCTGGAGACGGGCGCACTGATTGAAAAGGATCAGCATGGTTTTGTGAGATGTGCTCTATCCGGTGAAATGCTGGCGGTAAATCCTGAACAGATAGATGCATTGATAGAATTTCTGAAAGAGATCAGAGACTGAGCCAGCACACAGCACACATAGCCGGAGCAATCCGGCTTTTTTGCGCCCAAAAAAAGCCCGATAAGGTCAGAGGGTTCTTATCGGGCTTTTGCATATGAGGTTTTTGGATGCACTGGCGTTCGTGATCGGGATAATCATTTCATAATTTGCAACATAACTCAATATCATTGCATAAAATGCAATTCTGATTATAATCATAACTGGATAAACATCCAGTTATGATTTTTTTAGTCGAAGAGGAATTTCTTACTATGGCTGAAGAGAAAAAAAGCGGTGTTTCGGTGTACATAAGCCCCGAAATCGTGGAGGTGCTCAAGCAGCGCCACAAAAAAAACTATGAAGCTGGCGTTGCGGCTGGACTGGATCCGCTGATGACGCCGGAGCCGTCGATAGGTTCACTTGTACGCTCTTATTTACTTGCGGCGCTTGGGATGCATAAAAATTATGGGGGTGAATAATGGCAGGCAAAGCAACGGCACTTAACACTAACCAGCTTTTCATGTACCTGAATCGCGGGGATATTGCGGATTTTAAATTCAGCCCTCTGTTTACCACGCTGTTTTTCCCGAACGTGGCGACATTCAGCACGCAAAACATCATGCTGGATACCCTGGACATTGAAGAAGTCACCATGTCGGCGTTTTGTTCGCCTATGGTGGGTAGCCAGGTTCAGCGCGATAAAGGGTACGAAACCAGCACAATCAAACCTGGCTACATGAAGCCAAAGCACGAAATCGATCCAACGAAAACCATCATGCGCATGGCTGGAGAAGATCCGGCACAGCTTAACGACCCTACCTATCGCCGTATGCGCCTGATTACTGGCAACATGCGCCGCCAGATAAACGCCATTAAGGCACGCGTGGAATGGCTGGCGGTGAATGCGGTAACGACCGGAAAAAACATCATTGAGGGCGAAGGCATAGAACGCTATGAAATCGACTGGAAAATACCGGAAAACTGCATCATAGAGCAGGCCAAGGGTAAAAAATGGTCCGAGCAGGATAAAGACATGCACGACCCAATCTATGACATCGAGCTTTATGCTGATCAGGCTGGTTGCCCCGCAAACGTCATGATTATGGGCGCTGAGGTATGGCGCACATTACGCAGCTTTAAAAAATTCCGTGAGCTGTACGATCTTTCCCGTGGTTCAGAATCCGCCGCCGAACTGGCCTGTAAAAACCTGGGCGAAGTGGTGAGCTTTAAAGGCTATCTTGGTGATCTGGCCCTTATCGTCTATTCCGGCAAATACACTGACAGCGATGGTACCGAAAAATATTTCCTTGAGCCTGATTTGCTGGTCCTGGGTAACACCAACAATAAAGGGCTGGTGGCCTATGGTGCGATAATGGATCAGGAAGCGGTAAGAACGGGCGCAACACAAAACATGTTTTACCCGAAAAACTGGATTGAGGACGGCGATCCGGCGATTGAGTACGTGCAGACACACAGTGCACCGCAGCCGGTACCGGCAGATATTCGCAAATTTGTTACCGTCAAAATTGGTTAACGGGGGGATTCTATGGACACTCCATACATTGAGTTATTTGCAGGCAGTCAGCAGGTATCCACGACGTTGGTACATTTTGCCGCTGATGCTGGCGTTATTCAGGAATTTACCCCGCTGATGCTGGCAGACAATGGCGAGTTTAAGCCGTGGGATGGTCAGGAATCTGGCAAGGCTGTTTATCTGACCTCGTACCCTGTGGACACGTCAAAGCAGAAATCAGCACAGTGTTACAAGACGGGGATATTCAATATTGCCGCCGTTAACTGGCCTGAGAGCGTCGACACCGATGCGAAAAAATGCGCCGCCTTTGCGGGTTCCGGCGTATCCGTTCAGCCGCTGGCCCGATAAGCAGGGGGAACGATGGCAACGAATGAAAGCATCATGACGCTACCGCTGGCGAGTAAATTTAAAGTCGAAGCGCGGGCAATGGCTGACAGAGGTTTATCAACCTATGAGGCCGTATATCAACTAAACAAACTGGAAGAGCAGGACAAGCCGTGCGCTGATGCGATTATGGCGCTTCATGAGCATAAAGACTATCAGCCGCTGTTGCGTGCAATGGCAAACGTGCCTTGTATCGATGTTGGTACGGCTAAAAGCATCCTTAGCATGACCATAGAGCAGGAACGTCCGAAGGTTGCGCCGGAACTTACCGCAGCCTTTGAAAACTTTATGGACATGCACAGCCCGCAAGCCGTATCAGCTGGCATGGCATACGATGGCAGAAACCAGGGCGATGACGGCGACATCGATCGCATACTGAAAACCATCTGAGACAAGGCCGGAGAAATCCGGCTTTTTTACGGGTCCTTCCTGGAATTATGGCCCGTTACGGGGCGGCGACCTCGCGGATTTTCGCTATTTATGAGCCTTTTCAGGGTGGTGGTGGTGGTTTTGTTGTTTGATCTATCTTTATGAATGAAAAGGGAAAGATGCAAGCAATACACCAACCTGAAGCAGTAATTAAGTTGGTGTATTAATGAAATCTCATCTGATGAACAAAAAAAACATGGCGAAAAGCTGCCGTGTAAGTGCGACAGCGTTCGACAAGTGGGGAGTAACTCCCGTTGAGCGTAAAGGCCGTGAGGCGTTTTATGATGTTGCCAGCGTGATAGAAAATAGGGTTAACAATGCAATTAGCCAGCTTATAAACGACAAAGGCGAGATTGACGATGATGAACTTTTACGAGTCAGGATCAGATTACTGACAGCACAGGCAGAGGCGCAGGAACTTAAAAACGATCGCGATCGCGGTGACGTGATTGATACTGAGTTTTGCCTGTACGCGCTTTCAAAGCTGGCGAGTCAGATTTCATCAATCATGGACAGCCTCCCGCTTACTATGCAAAGGAGCTTCCCACAGATTACCCCCGCCATGCTGGACAGGCTTAAAAGGGAAGTGGTTAAAGCCTGTAATGCCAGTGCCAGAGTTGCCGACAACCTCCCACAGATACTGGCTGATTACTTGAAAGAAACAACCGGAAACGTACCGGAAAAGTTGCTACAGAAGAAAGGCGAGTAACAGACGCGCAATTATTGAACAAAAATGAGAAAGGATCTGATAATGGCATTTTCTGGCTAAAATGCCTCGTGTCAGATCCTTTCTTTTTTTAATATTTTCATTGTTAAACGTAAGCGTACAGCGAGGGCCGTATTGACGGGGATGTGTTATTCAGCTGGCAGTGCTATGCGCCACGGAAGCAGTTCGCTGACCCGGTTGACCGGCCAGTCTGCTATGACGCCAAGCACATGGCGAAGGTAGCTTTCTGGATCCACGTCATTCAGTTTGCACGTCCCGATCAGGCTGTACAGTAGCGCTCCCCGCTCACCACCATGATCAGAGCCGAAGAACAGGAAGTTTTTACGACCCAGACTGACCGCCCGCAGGGCATTTTCAGCGATGTTGTTGTCGATTTCCACCCAGCCATCGTTCGCATAGTACGTCAGTGCCGGCCACTGGTTAAGTGCGTACGCGAACGCCTTCGCCAACTCTGAGTGTCGCGACAGGGTCTTCATCTTTTCACGCAACCAGCTTTCCAGG